TACACTAAACCATTACCGACAAATAATGAACACTTTTTAAATTCGTTCGACAAACACTTGACAAAATCAAATATGACATAATAATTAACGGAATCAGTTTACAAACGATTTACACAGACAACACACCGACGACACATCAACCGGGTATAATATAATCACAGTAAGGAAAAAGAGGAAGCATAATGAAAAAATTTTATGTAATCAACTATGACAATGGTGATATGAGAGCGGGGTATTTTAATAGTGGTATGGAAGTATTAGAATACGCTAAGAGTTTAAATGTTGAATATGAGTACACAATTTATGAATACAAGAGAGTGAAGAAGAATTTAATGAAACGGATGTGTAATATGGATAGAACATTATACGCAATGATACTAATAATGTTGGCGTTGTCAACAATATGTTATTTGGTTGGTTATAGTGTGGGGTTAGGATTGATATGATTAGTTTAGACAAATATGCAAAGAAATACGGTGACATACCATACCCAGAAAACATAAGTGAGAAACAGGCAAAAAAGTATGTTGAAACATATGTTAAGCTTGGTCGGTCAAGGGGTCGCGCAAAGGACGAGGTATTAAAAAAATATAAGAAGACCATATCAAGACTTAGAAAGTCCGGTTATGTCGTCCCCGAAAACATCAAGTTACCTGCAAAATACGACACATCATACATATACGCGCAATCCTTTAAACCCGACCCACAAACAGGGAAAGTTTATCCAGGTTTATATGCACGTGGTAAGTCGTTCGGGGTTAAAACAAAGCCGTCACCACCAACACCCCCCAACATTTATGAGTTGATTTATTTTAACACAATTTCATATATAAGAGATTTTGAGTCAACATCCAATCGCAAGGCGGAGGGTGTCCCGACTTTGATTGACTTTTTTGAGGGCATTGCAGAAGTATATGGAAATGAAATTGCGGGGAGGTTGATAGATGAGGCAGAAAAAGCGGGCGAGACAATAACAGCAGATGAATTATACAACGAAACAGACGCGCAATCATACACGCGAAGTGTAGAAAGATTTGTAAGAAAGGTTTTAGAGTTATTACCACAAACCGATTGATAGGGGTGATACTATGACATTTGTTGGAGATTTTGAAACCACTGTGTATGACGGACAAGAATACACTGAAGTATGGGCCAGCGGTGTTTGCAATATTTCAGATTTATCTTGTGTTATTCATAACAGCATTGATAAGACGTTTTCATATCTTGAAAACATTGGTGAGGACGTTGTCATATATTACCACAATTTACGATTTGATGGTGAGTTTTATGTTTCATATTTATTGAATAAATTGAAATATAAATATTACGAGGGGCCTCGAAAAAAGAAAAAGACTTTTAAATGTGTGATATCGGACGCGGGATTGTGGTTTAATATCACAATAACCACACCCAAAAATATAATATCAATTCGAGATTCACTCAAGCTGATACCGTTATCAATTGAGACTATGGGCGTGGCCTTTAATACAGACCACCGAAAAAGCACGATTGAATATAAAGGATTTAGAAAGGCAGGTGGTGTGATTACAGAACGTGAGGAACACTATTTGAAAAATGACTTGTTAGTGTTGGCTGAAAGTTTACAACATATGTTTGCTGTGACGACCAAAACCACAATATCATCTGCAGCCCTAAGTGAATTTAAAAAAACGTTTTATGGTAGAGATTATCGCGAGTGGTTCCCGAACTTAGAAGCCGTTGAAACGCCTGACTATTTTGATGAAAAAAACGCCGATGAATTTATACGAAAAAGTTACAAAGGCGGGTGGTGCTATGTAAACCCAAAAATACAGGGTCGAGAGGTGGGGAAAGGAAAAACATTTGATGTCAACAGCTTATACCCGAGCGTGCTCCACGGCAGTTCAGGGTGTGTTTATCCTGTAGGGAAGCCTTTTTTTTTCAAGGGCGACATCCCAGCTAAAGTGAAGAATTCTTCAATGTATTATTTTATAAGGATAAAAGTTAAATTTAAACTTAAAGATGGTTATTTACCCACGGTGGCGAGTGGTGGGAGTATGCGGTATGGCGGTGTTAAATGGTTGACATCAAGCGATTATCGCTATAAAGGCGGTGATATTGACACTGTGGAAGTTGACGGTGTGGAAGAGCCAGTTTATTTTGAATGTGTTATGACAATGACAGACTATGAATTGTTTCATAAGCATTATGATGTTATATATGAAAAAGTTTTGTATGGGTGCTATTTTTACGTTATGGGAGGAATTTTCGACGAGTATGTTGATAAATGGGTTGACGAAAAAATTAAATATAGTGGTGGGCGTAGAACAATTGCAAAGCTATTTTTAAACTCATTATACGGGAAGATGGCGGCAAACGGACGGCGTGACCACAAAATACCAAGGCTTGATGACGGTGTTGTGAAATATGATGTTGTTAAAGGGGAAGACAAGGAACCCGAATACATAGCGATAGGGTCCGCAGTAACCGCTTACGCCCGAAATTTTACAATCACCCACGCACAGGACAACTATGATTTGTTCTGTTATAGCGACACAGATTCGTGCCATTTGTTAGAGGGGGAATACAAAAACATAGAAGTTGATGATAAAAAACTTTTACACTGGAAAATTGAAGCGGATTGGGACAAGGCAATTTTTGTGAGACCCAAATGTTATATTGCGGTTGGGGATAAGATGGAAATAAAATGTGCCGGTCTAAATGAAAGGGGGAAAGAGTTAATGAAAATGTCTTTAACCGGTGACATACAAGAACCATTAAGCGACGAAGAGCGCGAATTTGTAAATGTTAAACGAAATCTAACAGATTTTAAGGTGGGACTGGAAATACCGGGGAAATTAGCCCCCAAACGAATAAGGGGTGGCGTGATATTATCAGAAACAACATATAAAATAAGGGCGGTATAACCGCCCTTTATAATAGCACCGTGCACGTTTGCTAAACGAGAATTTATTGGAACCATTTAAGGTTTAGCACCCAACAAAATACACGGTGATATTAACGAATTGATAATGCGCTTAAAATTTTTTCTTTTACGCCAATGTTTGAAAACCTTATTAAACCACGATGAAAAAAATCCCTCATCATCTTATGTTTGGTAGAACAATTTAGATATGAATTTGTATAATCTAACACGTCATTACAATTTTTGTCGTATTTTTGCGATATATAAATGATGTTAAGGTCATAATAAAAGAAAACCCCGAACGTTTCACCCTTATAATTTATTGTTAGCAAGTAAGAATTTTTTCCAGACGGTTTATCAATGAGTGCCACTGAATTATTAAGATATACACCCTCTGATTCATATTTACTGTATTCATCGTCAAAGGCAGAATTAAAGGTAGAATTTTTCAGAGAATTTGCGGCGTAATTATTAAAATTAAATTCACACACCCATCCATTCCCTCGCAGAAATTTTGTGTTTGGTCTTATTCTTTCTGTGATGTGTAGGGCAGAATAATAGGGATTTAATAGATTCAAAGTGTTGCCAATTAGAACAAGCTTTACATATCTTGAGGGCTCACCCGCCTTTCTTGCAATTGATGTGTGAATACTTCTCACCTTTTCCACTTCGCCGGGTAGGTAGTTGTCATATTCTTCTTGAAATTCATCGAATAATATCGTTGTCACGTTTTTAAAGACATGGGAACGATTTTTTAATTTTGTTGCTTGATTGATTGAAAGGGCGAATCCACATGTTTCACCATTCAACAGCAGAGAATAATACAACCCCTTGGCGTATGGTTTTGACGTCATTTCATCATATGGAAAATATAAGTCGTGAATGTCGTTCCAAAACGCAATATGCGCGTCTGACAATTCATAACCAGTTCTATAAAGTACAACAAATTGAGACCCGTCACGCTTAAAATTATCAATCACATGCTTATTGAAAAACGTTGTTTTTCCTGCACTTCTGTTAGATGTGACAATAAATATTTCCGGGGTGTTTTTATTTAGGTCTTTTGTATTTAATAACTTATTTCCATTATAAAATTCCATACTTTATTATAACACAAAATAAATATATGTCAAGACTTGACAAGAAAAAGTTTTGTGATATAATATAAGAAAGGGGGGTATTGATGGAAAACATTATCACTTTAATAAACACAGCAGGCTTCCCCGTGGCTATGTGTTGCGTGTTGTTGTATTATATAAATAAGCTGATAGATAGTCACCGAAAAGAGGTTGACGAGCTTACAGAAGCAATCAACAACAACACAAATGTTATAAATATTTTATTAGAAAGGATAAACAATGAAGACAAGTAAAGAAGACATTCTGTCCAGACTTTCTGCGATTTTTGACGAGGGAGAGTTGACCGAAGAAAAGGTTAAAATTGTGGAAGACATTTCAGACACTTTCGACGAATTATCGCGCGCAAGCGGTGACGTTGAAGAGGTTGAAAAGAAGTGGAGAAAAAGGTATATTGAAAGATTTGGAAGCCCAAAGGTTGAAGATGAGGGCGAAAAAATTGAGGAAACTGAAACAATTAAAATTGATGATTTATTTGAAGAAAGAGGTGACAAATAATGGCAAATGTTCCGCAGCCTGTAACACTCACTAATTCCAGTGTGAATATTTTAAATGCGATTAGAAATTCGGCAACCATAGACTATAGAAACTATGTGCCATACGCGACAGAGGACGGCGATTCAATTCGTGCTATTGGTGCCATTATTATGGACTACCCCGCACTTCAAAACGAGTTTTTAAACGCGCTCATTGGAAGAATCGGGCTTGTTATTGTCACGTCTAAATCATATCAAAATCCGTGGTCTGTATTTAAAAAGGGCGTTATGGAGTTCGGCGAGACCGTCGAGGAATTATTTGTAAATATTGCCAACGTCCAGAATTACAACCCCGAAGATTCAGAAACAACAATTTTTTCGCGCAATATTCCGGACGTAAAAAGCGCGTTTCATGTTGTAAACTATAAGAAAGTTTACCCTGTAACAATTCAAAATGACCAGTTGCGAGCCGCGTTTTTATCATGGGCTGGTATATCCGACTTAATAGCAAAAATCACCGATTCATTATACACATCAATGAATTATGATGAATACCAAACCATGAAATATCTAATTGCAAAAGCCATTATTAACGGCCAAATGGAAATTATTGGTGTTAGTGGGACGATTAGCGAGGATGTCGTGGCTTTTAAGTCAATTAGCAACGATTTGACCTTTTATTCCAACAAACATAATGTTGCTGGTGTTTATACTTCAACTCTTAAAGATGACCAATATCTCATTATCGACACCGCCACTGAAAGCCAGATGAACGTTGAAGTGCTGGCCACGGCGTTCAATATGGATAAGGCCGAATTTATGGGTCATGTTATTTTGGTTGATGGGTTCGGTAATTTAGACACCGCCCGTCTCAATGAATTGTTTTATGATGACCCGGCATATGAGGAAATAGGGTCAAGTGACTTGGATAACCTCAATTTAATACCGGCTGTCATTGTAGATAAAAACTGGTTTATGGTGTATGACCAGATGATGCAATTCACCGAAAACTATAACGGCAAGGGGCTGTATTGGAATTATTTCCTGCACACGTGGAAAGTGATGAGCGTGTCTCCCTTTGCGAACGCGGCTGTATTTACCACCGGAACCCCCGCTGTTACCTCCGTGACCGTTTCACCGTCAACAGCAACTGTGGCCAAGGGCGGAAGCGTGCAGTTAACCGCCACCGTTCAAACAACTAACTTTGCTCCACAACGTGTTACGTGGTCATCTGCCAATGCGAAAGCTACCGTGGATTCACGTGGCTTTGTAACAATCGCGTCTGACTTTTCAGGGTCGAGTGTTGTCATCACCGCTACTTCAACCTTTGACCCGAGTAAAAATGGAAAAGCAACAATTACCGTAGAATAATGTACATTGCACCTAATTCAATTATAAAAATATTGACGAATGTTCCTCTTTCAACTGGTTATGCAGACACGCTCTATTTTTCGAGTGTGTCTGCACAGACCAGTTATTTCAGCGCGAAAGTTAAACCAAACACAACCCTCGGCAACTTAGGAACATTTTCATTTACCCTTGACGAACAAAACTATGTTCGTTCATTTAATAATTCGATTAAGGTCAATATCCCTGTTGATTTGTTAAACGACTGTAACTATGTAATGTTTCAGAATTCATCGTATACTTCAAAATGGTTTTATGCGTTTATCACTAATCGAACCATGTTGAGCAACGCAACAACCGAATTGTCGTTAGAATTGGACGAGATTCAGACATGGTTTTTTGATATGACCATTCAGCCGGGGTTGGTGCTTAGAGAGCATAGCGTAAATGACACGTTGTATGAAAATTTAATGCCCGAACCGTTTAATATCACAGACTACACATATCGGTTACAGACTTCTGTGAGTTCTTTAATTAGTGGTATAGGGATGGTTGGGTCTAAAACATGGGACGGCGCGCAACCCGTTGGCACGACTATTGATGGTGTGTTTACAAATTGCTATTCTGGGCATTGGCTCACCTCACAACTATCCTATGTTGAAATCGCGGAAGCAATAAATGCGTATGTTGCGACGAACGGGGTTGAATCCATTGTTTCCATATACCCATATTATTCACCAAGTATATCATCGTACAAACTTAATAATTTATCGTTAGATGGGTATGTCCCAAAAAACAACAAATTAAAAACTTATCCTTATTCTTTTGGCCGTGTAATTTCACTTGATGGAAATAGTCGTGATTTTAAATTTGAGGAAAGCGACGAGGAAAATCAGTTGATATTTACTTTACAGACAGTGTCATTCCCGGATGTTGCAATGAGACTTGTGTGTGAAAATTACAACGGCTTGGATGGTGCAAACAACCAAATAATTTATACTGCGTTTCCTGTGCCCGCCATCAACACCCCCGCGTACCTTAATTTCTGGGCGACCAACAAATTTTCATGGGGGTTTTCTTTGTTGAAAGATTCTATCACTATTGGCACGGGGGTGACAGCGATTGCTGCGGGGGATCCAACCGGGATGGATTATTTATCGTCGGGGGCTTTCTCATTGGCCGAAAAGGCTGCTAATATAGGCGATTTAATGAACGCGCCGCCGAATGTTGCTTCATCCGGGGCTGGGTTGTCATTTGTCACTAAATATCTGGACCCAGTATTCAACATATACCAATGTACCCTGCGTTATGACGCGGCTAAAGCGGTTGACGATTATTTTACCCGTTTTGGCTATGCGACTAACACTATTAAACAACCAAACATATCAAGTCGCCCGGCGTTTAACTATGTTAAAACCTCAAACATTCATGTGTCTGGTTCGGCACCCGCCGACACAAAGCGCGTGTTTGAAGAGGCTCTTGACCGGGGTATGACGTTTTGGAAGTCTACGGCAACCCTCGGCGATTATTCACAAAATAATGGGGTTTAAACATGAAAAACATATCACTACCAAGAAACGAGCGTAAACGGTTCTATGATTCCATAGTGGACAACACCACCACATATAATTACTATGTAGAACGATTGACTGATATAGCAGTTTCGCGTTTCAAATGGACTGGATTCCCGGATTCAATTGACACACGATTTTTAGAATTGACTTTGTTTGAAAAGGGGCAAGCTGTTGTCTTTGAAGATGATGTCATGGGTCTTCTTTCCCTGAATACCGCTATTTCTGGGTCATGGAATGTGTATAATGTGCCAATTAAGCGCAGAGCATATGCCACTAACGGATATAATAAAAACCTGACAATTGAAAACAGTGTAATAGTGTTTAATAACTATATTAGAACACCGTCTGTACAGCACATTTTAAATTTTTCAAAAAAATTGGCCAACATAGACGTTACAATTCAAATAAATATCAACACCCAAAAGACCCCAATAGCACTTAAAGCGAATAAAAAACAGCAATTGAGTGTTTTAAACGCTTATAAAAATTATGATGGAAATGTGCCCGTCATATTCAAAGAAGATGAATTTAAAGACGATTCTATATCTTCAATGTCTTTGGGTGCGCCGTTTGTTTCCCCTGATTTGTATGAGCTTAAAACGAAAATATGGAATGAGGCTCTTACGTTTTTAGGCGTTCCAAACATTAGTGAAACGAAAAAGGAGCGCATGATAACCGACGAGGTTCAACGCCAGATGGGTGGTGTGCTGGCAAGCAGAACGTCCTTTATATCAATGCGAAAACAAGCATGTGAAAAAATAAATAAAATGTTTGGATTGAATGTTGACGTTGAATATAATTATGGGGGTGATGGTGATTGTCAAAATACACAACAGAGCTACGATTCATAATTGGCTCGCTTGCTGGGTCGACAGACACGTCATTAACTCAGCTTAAAAAAGACATACCAAAAGCTTTGCCACTGATATTTGACGGCGATTTGTCTCTTGACAGCCCTCTGTCCATAACTACCTTTGAAACACTGTTTTTAAACCACTTCGCGTTTCATGAGATTGGTTTTGAAACATTTGCGCGGTGGAAATATGAGATAAATAATCATTTAAGAGAAATTATACCATATTATAATGACTTGTCTTCATCAACAACGAAAGAATTTTCTTTCTTCTTAACATCACCCGGCTACACCGACACAATAAATGATGTGGCTGGCACTGAAACCACAACCGGGGGTACAACAACCAACAACCTATCCACGGAAACCGAAGCTTCAGAAGACTATACAAGTGCGTATTCTGACACGCCTAACGGCTCATTGACAGACGTTAAAAACTTGAACTATTTAAGCACGGCAACTGTGGACGATAGGACAAACAGCCAAACTACCACAAATACTGGGACTGTTACAACTTCAAACACTGGTAAACAAACTGTGACAAAAAATTATGTGTTAGAACACGTTGAAACAGTTAGAGGTGAAGACAATTTAAAGGCAATTAAACTGTTTAGAGAGGAAATAAAAAATATATATTCACTCATGTTAGACGAATTCAACGAATATTTTATTACTTTATGGGGGTAAATTATGTTACAAAAACTAAATCTAATTATGAATCAGACGCTACCGGCTACGTATGACGATTCGCTAAGCTATTATGAGGCACTATCAAAAATCTGTTATGAGGTCAATGAAATAATTGACAAGATTAACGCTGATGAGGCGTTAATCGCCGCAAATTCGGAAGCTATCACTTCCATCAATTCTCAAATTACTTCTATTAACAATTCGCTGAGCGCTGACGCGGAAAAAATCCAACAGCACACCACGCAAATTAACGGGTTGTTGCAAACTATGCAACAGCTGGCAACACAGGTTAATGACCTTGGCGACGAGGTGTCCTCGTTCAGTTCGTCAATTTCTTCCCTTACAACGCGAGTGAATAAAATTGAAAGTGATTTTAATACGGGGTTTGTGACACCCTATATCACATTAACACAAGAATTATTGCCTGGAAGCCCGTCAGACCGGGCGGCCACAAAGGCATATGTGGATAGCAAGGTTTCGAGTGAATTCACGCCGATTGTGTTGACCGGAAATGGCGGCCCCGCCGTTCTAACTCAAATTACTGTTAGATTTGATAAAACTGGGTTGATTATTTATGGGTCAATTTCACAAGACGAATTGCCCTCCGGTGGATATGAAGTGTTTACTTCAAGCACTCGGAATACTTTGGCTAATGGGATATCGGCTTGGGTTGGGGGCGCTTTGGCAAATAAAACAATTTTAGTTCCCATATTTAAACAGGCAAGCAATTTAGATTCGCCAACATTTGATAGCGAAAGGTGGTTTTCACTTTCGTTTAATTCATCCGGGGTTCTTAGTGATTTTACCTATGTTAAAGGCTCTGGGGCTTCTACTACCGCACCAAATTTTGTGGCACAAACTGTAATATAAAAGAAAGAGGATTATTCCTCTTTCTTTTTATTGTTCTGTGTGAATATGATGTTTTTGACTACGGCACTAACATATTTCTTTCCATCTTTCTCACTAATTGACAATTCACATTCATATACGCAGTAATCGCCTTTTTTAATGTATTTTTCTGCTATTTCACACAGTTTTGTTGTAAATATCACAATATCAACAAATACGGTGTTATCTTTCGATTTTTTTATTGCTAATGAATTTTTTAACATCAATTGCCCGTCTGTGGTTTCTCTTTTTTCAAAATCTTTAACTAATCTTCCACCAAAAAAACATACATTCATTGTTCTAATACCTCATCCTTTAAATTATCAATCATTCGTTTGCAGATTACAATTGCTCTTACGGTGTCATAATTCATAGACAAAACTTCGTCACCCTCTCCGACTATAACACCCTGTTTATACAATGTGTTTATAACTTCGGCCAATTCCCCGTAATTTTCGGGTGTGACATCCTTGGGTATTACATGTCGCTTTAACCAATACATAGCCCTGTCTGAATTATCAACCAATACTTGGGTTTCACCTAACACATATGACACCACCTCATCTAATTTCTCAAGCTTTGATATGATATCATTCTGCTTTTGTTCAATTTCTTTATAAAAATCTTCTGCCATGTTTAAAAACCTTTCTAAACCTAAATCTAATGTCCTGTGTGGGCAATATTTGCCTGACCAGTGTTGGTGTGTGTATGCGACTTCCTTAACCTCCTTTCTAAATATGAAATAAGACAACAACGCTAATAAACGGGCGGCGTTCTGTTCAGCCTTTTCAAACCTTTCACCTCCAGACTTAGAATAACAAATTTCTATTGCTATTGTCCTCATATTACCATCGCCGTGGCCGTCCCCCGCGTGCCATGCGGTTCTGTTTAATGGTAATATTTGAACAACTTCACAATCGTCAACCGCAAAGTGAAAGCTTCGTTCTTCACTTGGGTCGTTTTGCAAACATTTGGCCTCATTGATGGCTGGTGCGTCGTTTGCAGTGTTGTGTATTGTTACACCTATAGGTGTCATATAATATGGAGACTTAAATTCATACATTTCTTCGGGTATCATGTGTTTTCTAAACACCATTATTGAACCCCCCTTCGATACCTCCCGGATTCTATATAATCGTTGATGTGTTCTGCCATATCGTCTATTGATTCGGCTGTTGGAATGTTCAAAATTAGACACGCCACATTCACCTTTTTAATAAATTCTTTGAGGTTGGTGTTTTGCGACAATTCCGTTGGTCTATTATCACCTATCCTCTTCCCACACACGGGACAATACTTATAACCAGCGTAATATGCGTCCCACGCACATCCTTTTTGCCGTTCTTCAATTTCTTGCATTGCGGAAATAGCTTTTTTGCATGCTTCTTGAAATTTCTCATTGCAGTGTTCGTTTCCTACATATCGGTCTAAATATTCAATCGATTCTTTGTTAGTCATGGTCTACTCCTTTCATAACACTATCCCCATATCTCCCTTATATTTCACTTTAATTACATAACCATCGAGTTTGTAAATATCACAGTGAGATTTAAAGTTTTCGTCCCGATACAGGATTTGAAATTCCCAGCCCGTTGTTTTGTGCTCCATTGTTACCGATATCACCTTGTTTAAAAAGATAACATCATGACAAATAGGTTTATTTATATTCAGTCTGTGATGTATCTCTACACTGCCATAATCAAAATTGAATTCTTTACTCATGTGAGACCTCTCTCCTACACCTTTCTATAATTTCTTCGCCATGTCCTCTTGATAACATTTGCCCCCATTCGGATAAAAACCATTTTTCAAGCCTATGTCCGCCGCCACACTTTAATTCTATTTTATAATCATGTATGGCCTGTTCTAATATTGCTGCCTGTAACAATATTAGACCCTCATCATTGAAATGCGTTGTATTCATTGTAGTCCTTTATTTTCCAAATAGTTGGCGTGGTTTTAAGCCCACAGGAAAAGTTAGGATTTGGTGATTTTAACGGACATCGAGAACAAACAACACTTTCTTTGCACACCATTTTTATTATCATTAGCGCGGTGTAAATCTCATGCGGTGGTGTCTTGTTTTTCATCGTTATCCCTCCTATTTAAATATCAATACAATTGATTTCATCTTCAGACCTGTATTCGTCAATTGTAAAACCATAATCACTATTTAGACTTTTGGCACAATTTAATACCTCACTATGACTATTAAAATACCCCGCTCTCATATCACCATTGTCATAGTTGATTACATAAAATTTTTTCATTATGCTTCCTCTTTTTCCTTACTGTGATTATATTATACCCGGTTGATGTGTCGTCGGTGTGTTGTCTGTGTAAATCGTTTGTAAACTGATTCCGTTAATTATTATGTCATATTTGATTTTGTCAAGTGTTTGTCGAACGAATTTAAAAAGTGTTCATTATTTGTCGGTAATGGTTTAGTGTA